GTTCGCCACGGCCCCGTTGCAATAGCCCTCGTTGCTGCCCCACACGGAGAACGAGATCAGCTTCTTCTTGGCCACCTATGCCCTCCCAACCTTATTTATCCGCCGGTTGATCGCTTTCATGAAAAAATCAGGACCCTTTTGCTCATAGTCCTCGAAAACGTGCAGCCGTTTCGGGATGTTGTGCCGACGAGGCCCTTCCTGTATTGGACCTTTCACGCTGTATTGTCTTCCTGGCCTTCGTCCACTTCCCCCGAAGGTCCCATCCCAATCCTTACTGCCTGTCTGGTGAACGCCGAGATACTTTGCCCTGGACGTTAATCGAACAATTACATTTTTGCCGTCATACATAGGGTCGCTGGGTTTCCAACTTTCTGCCGCATACCCGGTCACCCTCCCAAGAGACGTGTTGCTGCGCCCAGACAGCATCGTCGAGATAATATGCCCCTCAAAATCACGCATTCCGTCAACGAGACCATTTATGATTGCATTGACCATGTTGTCAATGACCTTGCCCATGGCCACGGTTATTTCCTTTGGGTTCGTTACCGACATCGTTATGCCTAATCCCGCGCTCATACTGAGAGCCTTCGCAGGTGTGCCAGCATCATGGTGGCCTCTGGTTGCAGTTGATTGTCGATCCCCGCCGTGCTCCGGCGCATGGTCGCACCGTCCTTCGTCACGCCGCCCTGCTCGAACCGGTCTTTGTTCTTTACCATAAACCGTATCTGCATCTCGACCGCCTGGACAACCTCGGGGTATGCCTCGGCAAGCGACAATCTGGTTGCCGAGTCAAGCGTCGCGGTTGCCGTACTTGCGCCGCGTGCGTCTTCCGTCGCCCATTCCTGCACCGTCTCCCCAACCTCGAACTTGCCGTACAAAACCTCGATCGTCAGCGTCGTTGCCGTCACGGCCTTGACGATCCCCACCGCGCTGGAGTTGACACCATACACGAACAACCCGACCGTGAACGACCCGGTTATCGTCGCGTCATACACTGACTGAACCGCGTGGTACGCAAGGCCGCCCGAGTAGGTGAGCTTGAGGCCGTTTTTTGCGATGAACGACTGCGTCGACGCCAAAACAAGCGACCTGTTTCCCGTCCCGTAGTGGTACTCGTCCGTTGACAAAAGGGACTCTCTGCCATCCCACATGCCCTGGCTGTCCGTATACACGGACGCGATGGAGATAATCGGCACGTACTTCGGCCAAAATTCCCTGTATCCGAAGTTCACGTCGAAGTACTCAACGGCCGCTGCCTGTATCTCAAGTCCGCGGTTAAGCCAGTTCTCAACGGCGTCCGACACTGAGGGGAGCCACGACATGAGGTTGCGCCGGTTCACCGCGCTGTCGGTGAGGACCGAGTCCGCGCCGCAATATCTCAGGAGCCGTTGATAGGATGATAAAAGCATGTTTTTCCTTTGTTAAATGAGGCGGCGAGCACGTTCCCCGCCGCCCGGTCTTCCTCAAAGATCCGATTTACCGGTCTATGCGTCCCCGGTCACGTCAAACACCGCGCTGTTGGACACGGGGTTCGAGTCGCTCTTCCCGAGGATGAAGTTCGCCGCGACGCTGATCGTCGGGTTCGCGCTCCTGGACTGGCTCGCCTGGAGCCTCAGCGACAGGTACCGCTTGTAGTTTTTTGTCTCGATCCCGCCGATCTTGACCTGGTTCGAAGTCCCGGTCAGTTCGCCGAAGTTTCCCAGCGTCACGGGGCACGCCGTCAGGTCGCCGTCGTCTGTCTCCTGCTCGTACAGGATCGCGCTGAGCGTCGCGGGTCCCGCGTACTTGCCGACGTTGAGCTCGATGACCGCGCTGTCGTAGTCCCGCGTGTCTGCCCGGAGGCCAAACGTCGCGGTGGTGGAGTTCAGGACGACCGGCGCGTGGGCCTGGACGACCTTCACCTGTTCAACAAGATTCAGTTTCATGGTATTGTTCCTCTTTGTAATCTGCCCTCAGTCCCTTGCCCTCTTACCTAATCAAACCGGTTCCCTGTGTGGGTTACCAGTTCGCTTCCATCGTCTCGCAGCCTTCTGTAACCACCATGCAGGCCTCGCGCATGAGCGCGGTGTCGAACTCCTGGAACATGATGATGTACATCTGGTCGTCCATGAACGCGGAGCCACTTGCGCCGTCGCCGGCCTGGTCGGAGACCTTGATGATCAGGTCACGCCACATGCCCATCCAGAACAGGTTCCAGTCGCCGAACACGGTCTTGGCACACGTGGTCGAGGTGCCCTTGGTATTATTCGAGGGGACGAGGGTCGTCGACGCGATCTTGTACCCGAGCTGCTCGCTGAGGACCTTGTCGGTCATGAGCAGGTTCATCGGCAGGATCGGCTGGGCGTCTGCCTGGGCCTGGCCGCTGTACTGGATCACGCGCTCGCGTCTCATGCCCGCCTTCACGCGGGGGTGCATAAGGAAGCCGTATTTTCCGCCGACGTTGTTGATCTCGTCCGCGCACTCCAGGTCGGTGACCATCTGTGCGGCGTGGTCGATCTTGAACCGTCCGCCGTTCGCGCCGAGCGCCGTCGTCGCGCTGGAGGGCGTGAACCCGGTATGGTTGAACAGGCCCTTGGTCTGCTTTCCCGTCCCGGTTCCGCTGAGCGCCTGCTCGTGCATGAGTTTGGCCATGGAGTACGCCAGGTCGTCGCGGATTATCTTGTCGGATACGCCGCGCGACTGGTAGATGAGCCGGTTGGATTGCTTGGAGAACGCCGCAGCTTTATGGGGCGTGAGCTTCACCTCGCCGTACTTGACGCTGGAGCCGGCAGGTTTCTCGTTTTCCCCGACCATGTAGGCCGAGGTCCGCTGCGTCTTTTTCGGGACGGGCAGGTCGCCGACAAGGCCCTTTACCACGTTCATGCCGAGGTCGAAGAGGGGCATGGCCTGCGTGACCATGTCGATGAAGGTGTTCGACACCTCGTCCGGGATAAGGATGCCGCCGTCCGCGCCGGTCGAAGCGTTGTTGTCCTTGCGCTGCTGCAGGCTCGCGGTGATGCATTCGCGTTCCCACTCGGCGCCTTTCCAGGCTTCCTCGACGGGTACGCGCTTGTATTCCTTCGTCATCGCCTGAACTAAGCAGCCAAGGTCGAAGGGTTTCTTCTTCAGTTCGTCAGCCAGGCCCGGCGTCTTGCGCGCCTCGATGGCCTTAAGCTGCTCGCCGACCGAGTTGAGCGATTTCTTGATGGTGTCGAGTTCGGACTCGAGCGCCTTCTTCGCCGTCTCGGCTTTCTCACCGCTCTCCTTGAGCAGGTTGTTGACCTGCGTCTGGATTTCCCCCTGCCACGTTTTCAGGGTCGCTTCAAATTCCTTGAGTTCCATGTTATATGCTCCCGATTTTGAAATGTATGCCCTCGGCTGCCTGCTTATAGAGGTCCTTTGCCGGTCGTTGCGCCCCGCTGCTGACGAGGGGGAGAACGAGTTGCTTCAGGAACTCGTTGAACATTCCGGATTCAATCGCCTTCTTCGTTTCCGCCCGGACGTCTATCGTCCCGACGGGAACGTATTTTTCTGAAATAACGGTCTCGATTTCCCGCCGCATCTTCGCGAACATCTCCTCGAGAACCTTTTCGTCGACCTTCGGCGCCGGTTTCTCGACGCCTTCCTTGAACTTCAGGTACGCGGCCTCGATGCCGCCGTCAGTCTCGCCCCGGCCGGTCAGGTCGTCGACCCAGGCGATAAGGTAGGGCGTCGCAAGGGTGACGAACTCGCCGAGGCACTCCGCCACCAGGGCGTCGCTCGGCACGTCCTTGTTGGTCTCGTCGCTTGCCTGCCTATAAAGTTCCTCGAAAACGCCGTCGAACAAGATGCGGAGGGAGCTGAACGCGATGCGCATGTCGGTTAGGTCTGACAGCGACTTCTCCGACGCGGCGTCGAAGCGGCCCTTGTGGTTTTTGCAGTGGGCCTTCGCCTCGGCCGCGGTCCACGTCGTCTTCGGGTACCTATAGGACTGCTGCACCCACGAGTCACCCTGCTTCTGGTAGATGACGTCGTATTTCTTGCCCTCGTGTTCCTGCGCGCCGTTCTTGCGCCGCGTCTCGGCGTTGGCGACCGGTTCGACCAGGCGGCAGGCGTGCTCGTTGGGGTAGGGTTTCCCCTCGCCGATTAGGTAGCATTTGTCACCGACGCACGCCATCTCCTTGCCTTCCTTAAACTCTATCACGGTCGTGTTTGCGAGGAAGTCCTTCTCGTCCGCGAATATATCGAGGAATTTTCCCTCCTCTAGGCTGGCAGTGAACAGCCGGTCGTTGTCAAAAATTTTCTTGAAGTCCACCTCCGTCAAGCCGAGCGCCTTGTACTCGTCCTCGCACGTGGCGTCCTCGTTCATGCCGACGCCGACCTGCGAGTACTCAAGCAGCTTCCACTCGGTGATGTCACGGCCGCCCTTGATCGGCGTGTACTTTATGGTCTTGTACCCGACGCTCCAGTTCGGCATAAACCCGAGCTTGGCCTTCTCATACAGGCGTTGGCCCGTGTTGTCGGGCGGCGTCAACTTCGAACCGTCGTAGTATTGCGTCGTGGCGATGAGGCCCTTCACGCCCTTCTTGTTGCACCCAACCCGGATGCCCTTCGGCTTGGCGATCGGCTCGAACCCCTGCGCCGGGTCCATGCCATGCTGCTTGAGAACAACCACGCGGCCGCGCTGCTTCATTCCATCGGCCCGCATGATGTCCCCGCCGTCGTCCTGCGACTCGGTGGAGATAAAATGCTCGATGGTCAGCGTCTTGTCGTCGCAGGACAGGACCTCGCAGTTCGTGAACACCTTGTACTCACGGCCGTCTGGTCCGAGTTTCTTCGTGCTATTTTTTGGAAGAGGCATCGCCGGTCTCCTTTTTTACTGAATCACCGCCAGGCGTACAGTGTCGCTTGGTCCGGTAGCCCTGCTTCTTGTCCGCCGTCATCGCCTTGTTGTCGTAGGTCGTTTTCATATATTTTTACCCCAGGAAAAACTGGCCTATTGAAACGCCCCCACGAATCGGGGCGACCTTCACGGTTTTTCCCTTTATTTCTTCAGGCTTCTTGTCCGTCATGTAGGGTTGGCCTACGGTCGTCTCTACGCACGGGTGGTTCACGCAAAGCAACTTTCCGCCCTTCTGCGCGTACCTGTCGCACGTCGTCTGTCCCGGCGCCAATCCCGGCCCGTCCACGCCGACATACGGACACATGCGCCTCGTCAACGTCTGCTTTTTATCCATTTGCCCTCCTTGATACGTGCCAATCTATCGAGTCTTTTAAGATGTCCATGAAATCTTTCTTGGCCTTCCATCCAAGTTCACGCCAAGCCTTGTCCGTTGAGGCCGTTATCCTCGACACTCCGTAGTTGAGCCCCTTGACAGAGCTGTCTAATACATAGTTTACAGGTTTATAGTTAAACGAAATGCACTTCAGCAGTATATCAAGCGACGTCCCGTGGCCACTTCCTATGTTGTAAACCCCGGCGGGACAATAAATCGCCTTGACATATGACTTTGCGACGTCGTCTACGTGAACGTAGTCCCGTTTGTCGAGTAGGCTGCCATAAACCTTGAGCGGTTCCGCCCCGTCTTCGGCCGCGGTCAACGCGCACGGGATAACATAGCGCGGTGGTTTATGCTTGAAACCGGGTCCGGCGACGTTGAACATCCGCAAAATTACGCAGTCTACCCCCGACGCCTGCAAGATCTTTTCCGCCACGAGTTTCGAGAACCCGTAGTCGGTGATCGGAAGCGGGGTGTCCTCCTCGTTCGTAAACCTTTGCGCGGAGGCACCATACACGGCGCACGAACTGGCAAACACGACGCGGCAGCCGCAGTGCTTGGCGACGCTTGAAACAACGGAGGCCATCTTGGCGCTCTGCTCGACGACGTTCCGCGCCAACGGGTCCGCGGCCAGGTGGATAATTACATCGGGACCAAAATCCTGTGCGAAACGAGGAAAATCTGTGGACAATATATCGTGATATTGCCTATCCTGCACAGCGTTGTCTGCCACCTTAACGGTATGGTCATGCGACAACAGTTCTTTAACTACCGCAGACCCGATAAATCCAGCGCCACCTGTCACAAGAACTTTCATTATTCACCCCTGAAAGCTATGGTCGTGCATCGACAGTTGATTATCTCTTCCGGCTCACCGTCCTCGTCGAGCGGGTGGATTAACCCTGTTGTTGGAAACGGCTCGCCCACGTTGACGACGTGTCCGTCCTCCTCTGCGTGTGTATGCCTGACCTTTTCATCGTGCGCTGAGACCCATTGGTGTTGCTCAACGCCCTCAGCCAAGAAAGCGTCGTAACGGGCCGCGCTTGAGATGATTCCCGTCTCTGTGCGGGCGATCGTGCGTGCCTGGTTTTTCCTTATCTCCCCCGTGTCAGCGATGGCTTCCTTGATGGCCTTGGCGAACTGGTTCGGGTTGTACACCTCGCGGCATCCTTCCGCGATCGCCTCGATTATCTTCTCGCGGTACATCTCAATAGTCGTTGTGTTGATAGCCCTTAAACCTTCGGCGCGTTTCTCAACGTACCCGAGGATTAACTCGTCGGTAACTCCGAATACCTCAAGGGTGCCAAGTTCCTGTTTCAATCGAAGAGCCTCGCGTCGCACTTGGTCAATGACCATGGGCCGATAAATCTTATCTACCAGCTTCGCGTCCTCCGCCGCTTGGTCCAACCTGAAGTCGGACTCGTCGGGAACGTCTCCCGACTTCTCCGTTTGCCTCTTCTTAAGCCACGCGTCAACCTTGTCCTGGAGTTGGTTCCGCTCGTCAAGGAAATATCGAACGAGCTTCGCGTGAAACAGGTTCTCACCTGGCTGCAGGACCTTCTCGATGTAGTCGGCGGAGATCTTGTCGAGCATCTCGACCGTGTAAGGAGTTTTCGCCGACTTGGTCCCGGCTTTCGGTTCGGGTTCCGTCGGGGCTGGGGGGTTAACCCCGAACGGGTTTGACGGCGTCGGTTTCTCGTTGAGCCACGGAGCCGCGGCGAGGTCATCCTCGGTCAACGGCACCTCGTTGATGCGGTACGCGACCGCCGCCGGAACGCCGGTGTCCACCATCTTCTTCGCGGCTTCGACCGACTTTGAGTAGTCTTTCTTAAGCACGCGGATACCAGACGTATTGGCAGCAAGTCGAATTGGGTTCCTCGGGTCGATGTTCACGACCCACTGGCTATTTACCTGCTCCATGATGCTCTCATCTATTGGAAGATACGTGTCTTCCCAGAGCATCTTCCGTCCTTCGACGATCGTAGCATAGTTGATCTTCTCGTAGTTGCCGATCGCAATTTTATTGAGGCCGAACACGGCGAGCGTCTCGTCAACGATCCGCGTCTTCTGCTCGGTGAACTCCATGTCCTTCTGCGTCACGGCAACGGTCTGAAACTTCGACCCCTTGCCGAGAACAGCGATGCGCCGGGCGTTTCCCGGGCCGCCTTGCTTCTGCATCCAGCGGTTGGATAGTTCGGTCGCCTGCTTGTCGTCGATCTCCTGGTCGCTCGACAGGATGCCCGAGGGGATCGCGTCGTTTTCAAAGGTCCGCGTGTTCCAGATGTCGGCCTTGATGTCGTTGACGATCGCCCGCTGCGCTGGTTCGTACATGCTCAGGCCGCGGAGCCAGTCGTAGGGGTTGAAGTTATAGATGCGGATTATCTCGTGCGGCTTGTAGTGCTCTACGAGCCCCTGCTCGCGAAGGTCCAACTTCCAACCAATAAACTTCCGGTTCCCATCGAACTCGGGAGAGACGAACTCGTCATTGTACGGGTAGATGACCAGTGGGATTTGCCCCGCCGCCAGGTCGACATGCGGGTCTTCCTTGCCGCTGTCGCAAATAAGAAAGCACTGACCACCCTTCATTCCTCGACCATATCCTTCGCGTGCTGGGAGCAAGGAGTACAGGACCACGGCCTCCCAAAACGTATATGACGTCATAAACGGATTCGGCTTCCGTAACACCTTCATGACTTCGTCGTTCTTGACCACCTTGTCGTCCTCGCCGAGCAGTTGGCGGGGAAGGCGCCGCAGGTTCCAGGCAATCGCCCGGGCGCAGGCGTAGACAATCCAGTGCAATTGATACGGCTTTCTCTCGATGTCCCTGGTGCTGTTGTCGCCCAGTATCGAGCTAAAGAAGTCAGGTTCGGGGTTGGACATGGCCGCGGCTTTGCGGGACAAATCTAGTTCTTGCCCCCGTGGATCGTACAGCTTTACTTTTTCTATGGTCGGCATCATTTCAACCCTGTTTTTGCTGCCCTTCGAGATTGAGCATCGACTTCACTCTCTGCAAACTTGACACAGCGACGTTCTTCTGCGCCCTTTGCGCGGTCACGATCGACGTAACGATCGCGGTCATAGCCGTTATCTTTTTCGTGGCGTAGGCACGAAGCGAACTGATCTCCGCCAGGTGGTCATCGTACAGGACGTACCTTCCGTTCGGTGCCTCCACGAGATCATCTGTGCTTTTAATGAAGAATCGTTTTATGGGCATATTATAAAAATATTTGAATAGGTTTTTTGATAGTCTTCCAGAACGCCAGGCAACAGGCGTCCCCGTCGTCAGGACTGCGTCCGATTCTTTTCTTGACGTCGTCCTTTGGCTCGGCCATTATCACTCCATCGCTCCGCGTCGTGTACCGCACGGCCACCAGGTCCCCGATAAGCATCGGGTCGTTTGGCAGCATCACCTCATTCTTATTCTCGGGGTCAAGCAGCTCACGAACACCCCACCACATAGCCGTCCTGACGTTGTTAAAGCCGAGGTCACCCGACTTGTCCTTCCGGTCAGTCTTCTCCCCAAAGTTTACGTGCGATACCCGGCCCTTGAACTCTTCAAACTCCTCAAGACGGTCCGCCGTCCCAGCACCCTCGCCAAACGACGTGTCGATATTGACTATGCTCGTCCCTGTCGCCAAGATCTTCAGCTTCCCGGCAAGCTCCATTGGTCTCGACTTTCCGTACCGAATCGCCGAGTCAAGTTTCAGCCCATACCGTTTGTAAAAAACAGTTTTATCGACGCCTTGTCCAGCAGTGTCTGCACCTATCGAGTCTGGGTCTCCCTCGAACTTCCCTCCGTCAGCCTGCCACCTTATCCAACGGTTGACGGCGACCATCACCCACGACAGAGGAATGATCGACGACGGGTCGTTACTGGCAAACAAACCCCACACGCGATTGATGTACACGGGATTCGTCGGTCCCCAAGCGGCCCGTTTCTTTCGGGCCCAGGACAGCGACACGCGGCCAGCTCTTATCGCGTCACGAAGCGAGAAGTGCTCGACTTGCCAGTCTTCATACCCCGCCGCCCTGCTGCATATATTGTAATAAACTCCCGAGCAATCTCCTGGCGTCGACGTGGCCACATGAAGATGGTCTCCCTCCGTCGAGAACGCACCTTCCTGGCTTTCCCATACCGACGCGATGATGGCCTTTGCCTCGTCGTTGATGTACACCACGCGAACGGCATGAGCGCCCTCGATCGACTCGGCCTGCGCGGGAGACGCCGCGGTCGCGAAGCTCGCCGGCCCGAACGTCACGCTCATGTCGAGAAGCTCTGGACGATGGCCAAACGCCTCCCAATCTGTCCTATGGTACCACTTGTGTATCTCAGGCCACAGGTAGTCGCTGAGTTGCCGCCACACGCTCGCCGTCGTGATGACCTTGCAGTCGTCGCTCACCGCCCCCGCCCACAATAGCACCAAGGCGTCGAACACGGTCTTGCCCGCGCCGTGTACCGCGTGAATGGCGATCTTGTCGTTCGTCCCGTGGACCTTGCCTAGCGCGCGTCTCAGGTACCCCTTGCCTTTTCGCCTTTTTCCGTCAAGATCGATGTTCACGAACTTCTCAACCCAGCCAAGACAGTCGTAGTAATACTTTTTCTTGTTGAGGGCGTATTTTGAGTCGAGGCGGGATTTCAATTCCTGCGCCTGCAGGTACTTGACGACGAGAACTTCGCGCGGGAGGGACAAGAGCTTGGCACGGAGTTCCTCGGTAGCGACCATTATAACTCTCCCTCATTGGAGATGTTGATCGCGTCGATTATCGCGGAAACAAGTTCCTCACGGCTGAGGGATTGTATTGACTTACCCTTCGAGGTCAGGTCCATCCTGTCGTTGAGCATGCCGTAGTGCCGCATGAGCAGCTCGAGGGCCTTTGGCTTGCTGTATAGTTTACAAGAGATACTTCCACCGTCTTTGCTCGTCGTCTGAGAGACGGACTCGACGCAGGCAGCGTCCGCGTCAGACAGTTCGTCGGAAGATTTCAACGAGACTTGACCTGCGTTCCACTTGGCGAAGTTTCGCATGTCGCTGGTCGCGAGTCGGGAAAGTTCCTTGATGATATCGTCCTGTGATATTTGCGTGCGACGTTGCCGTTCGTCAATTAATTCTTTAAGTCGCCGTTGCACGTAATCTTTTTTAAATATCACTGTCGCCATTTGAGCAGCTGATCGAGGGCTGTATCCAGCGCGAATAGCGGCTTGAGTCTTATTCAGATCCACTAAATACTCTTGACAGAACCGCTCATATTTTTTAGCAGTCTTAATATTAAATGATCCTTTTTCAGGCATGTTAATATCAGGCATATTAATATATAATATAATCAAAAACAGGCCAAACGTATCAAAAATAGGCAAAATACCTCAAAAAAGTTATTAACATCCCGTAAGTCCTTTAAAATCAACGCGGTATTGGCAGGTATTGGCTCGGTATTACTCTTTTGTAAACAAAACCGGTTTGCATATATAATGTACCAAGTGACTGCCGGTATTAGAGTATTAGCAGTATTAATATAAATTTTAATGATTTTTTTTCTAAACTTTAAAAACTATCTTAAATGCCAATACTGCCAATACTCTAATACCAAACACCTTAAAATTGACCCCGACTTTTCGTATTACTATAACAGACTCAATTGCTTATACGTCTATATATAATTTTCATTTTTTGGTATTGGCTCCCTCGTTTTCCCCAATACTTTGCTAATACCTTAACCGTTTAAAATAAAATGACCTATTATATATTGGTAAAATACTTATATATAATT